TTAGAAGATATTTTTAAGTGAGTCTAAAGATGGATAGGTTAGAAAAGTTAGTACGGTTAGCAGATAAGTGTATGGCTAGATGGCATGAAACAAAAAAAGCAAAGTACCAAAAACGTGGTCATGTTCTTTTTGATGAAGCTCAACTAATCATACAAAGAAAATATAAGATACGTCACGGCGAAGCTCACACCAAACTAATGGAGTACAAATACTAGGTAGTCGTCGGCGACGTTAACAGAGTGGGGCGACAGTAGTCGCCCTTTTCTTTGGGACTCTATTACCACTAAAATCGGGATCGTAAAACGGGTAAAACTAACGGGTAGGTACCCTAAATGGGTGGGCTTAGTATACACATACCTTTACACAACATTTCACTCATACAAAAACCATAATTTTTAGAAAGGGTACCCATATGGGGGTATATTATATTTTTTAGTTTTATAGATTTAATTTCAAAAATAGAGTAACCTTTTACTGAGGTTAGCTTATGACTCGGAACTACGCCGCAACTTTTGTTGGAACATCACTAGCCTCTTAGCAACATGAAAAACGATATGTTAAACGAGCAAATGATGGGGTTAGGCAGTCCTGCCGGCGGTATAATGCCTTCAGAATCTGATATTCAAAAACAAATAGACAGTATTGATCAAAGTGAAAAACAAGAAGCTAAACAGGCTTTGGCACAAATCCTACAAGTAATTGCTGAACTGAAAGAACAAGGTGCTACAGAAGAAGAAATTATGCAGTTACTATCTGAGATGGGCATATCAATCGAACAACTTGAGTTTGCACAAAAACTTTTAGACGACAATAATAACGAGTTAGGACTAACTATTTAATATGGAAGGTATTCAGCAGCAAATATTTAGCGAATTGATGAAAAGAGGTCTTGGTGTTGAAGAGGCAACTAAGTTAGCCAAGAATGTAGATCCAAGAGCAAAAAATATAACACAAATTTTAAACCAAATAACAAAACAAAGGCCTTTACCACCTGCACCAGCAACACGTTTAGGACAACCAGCAGCACGTGGTTTAGCATCACGTGGCACTTTAACAGCAGCCGCGACAGCACTTGCTAATAATCCTCTTAAAATGACAGGAATAGGTGCAGGAGCATCACTTGTAGGGCTTGGGGGATTAGCTTTACTCAATACAGAACCTGAAGATATAGGCAGACTTATTGGTCAAGGACAACTTGCTTTTGAAGATGTGCGAGACAAAATTGATGATATAGCGGACAAAGCTGGATCTACCTATAACAATATAATGTCTAGAATTAAATCTGGGTATGATGAAGTTGTTAACCCACCTATGCCAGATATGCCTGTAGGTCCTATGTTAGAAAGTGAGTTTTTGCCAGGGGCTGCGAAAAGAGAACGTTTTGAGAAAGAAGATTTTTTTAGGCGTGTTCCGGACATGCCTTCACAACCACTTCCAGAACAACAGATACCACCAAAACCAGAATCATTCCCCCAACTACCAAAACAACCGCCTCCCTTAGGTCGTTACGACATACGTCGTTACGATACAAGTATGATGACCGAGGAAGAGATACAGCGTTTACAAGAAATTCTTGACTCTTTGCAAGAGAAAGATCCGATGGGCTTTGCAGAAGGAGGTCCAGCAAAGATAGCTGAAATGCTGCAAGATATAAATAAAAATCCTGTAGCAGATTTTCTCGCAGAGGGGACTCCAAGCGATCAAAATATAGCAGATGCTTTTGCAGATTTTAAAAAAGGGTTTGCAGACCTGTTAGGAAAATCAGGTAGAACTATAAGCAACAAAGATCGTTCACGTCTAGATAAACTTGTCTCTGATGGACTCGGCAGAACTAAAAAAGGCAGACAAGAAGGTATAAAAATATCTGAAAAGTCAGTTGAGTTTCTTCCAGCAAATATGCTGGACATGAAATAACTTTTGAATGACTTTAGAAACACTATCTGATAGTGAGCTTAAAGAAGCCTTACTATTACAAGAAAGATTACAGCTTTTAAAAAAACAAGACATATGTGAGCAAACTTTTCTAGAGTTTATCAATCACATGTGGCCAGAATTTATTTGTGGTCGTCATCATAAAATCTTTGCCCAAAAACTAGAAGATATTGCAAATGGCAAAATTAACCGTCTGATTGTTAACATGCCACCCAGACATACAAAGTCAGAATTTGCTTCTACCTACTTTCCTGCTTGGATTATGGGTAAAAACCCAAACAAAAAAATTATGCAAACAACCCATACTGGTGAGTTAGCTGTAAGGTTTGGTAGAAAGGTCAGGAACTTAATGGACGGCGAAGAGTATAAAGCTATCTTTCCTAATGTTTCTTTATCAGCAGATTCTAAATCTGCAGGTCGTTGGGAAACAAACAAAGGTGGCGAGTATTTTGCTGCAGGTGTAGGGGGTGCAATAACAGGTCGTGGTGCAGATCTTTTAATAATAGACGACCCACATTCAGAACAGTCTGCTTTATCTAATACAGCTATGGAAGCTTGTTATGAATGGTACACATCTGGACCAAGACAGCGTTTACAACCCAAAGGCGCTATTGTTTTGGTCATGACCAGATGGAGTGATATTGATTTGACAGCAAAGTTACTCAACGCACAAAAAGAACCTCTAGCAGACCAATGGGAGATAATAGAGTTTCCTGCAATATTTCCAGATACAGAAAAACCGTTATGGCCAGAGTTTTGGTCAAAAGAAGAATTATTAAAAGTAAAAGCCTCACTACCAGGCATGAAATGGAACGCACAATGGTTGCAGACACCAACAGCAGAAGAAGGTTCTATTATCAAAAGAGAATGGTGGCAAAGATGGGATCATGACTCTCTGCCATCTGTTCAATATATTATTCAATCTTACGATACCGCTTTTAGTAAAAAAACTACTGCTGACTATAGTGCTATTTCAACTTGGGGTGTTTTTAGACCAACAGAAGATTCACCCGATTCTATAATTTTATTAGATTGTCAAAAAGGTAGATTAGATTTTCCAGAGTTAAAAAAACTAGCTTATGAAGAATATAAATACTGGGAGCCAGATATGGTTTTGATAGAGGCCAAAGCGTCAGGCACACCACTCACACATGAACTTAGAAGGCTTGGCATACCAGTTGTTAATTACTCGCCTACTAGAGGACATGACAAACACGCTCGTATGCACTCAGTAGCACCTATGTTTGAATCTGGGCTGGTATGGGCACCAGAACGACAGTTTGCTGATGAAATGATAGAAGAGTGTGCCAGCTTCCCCTTTGGCGCTCACGATGATTTATGTGATACAATGACGCAAGCTTTAATAAGATTCAGAGAAGGTGGTTTAGTTTCCTTAGATGATGATTATATAGATGATGTCAAAGCACCAGTAAAAAGGTTATATTATTAAAATGTTACAATTTTACATGACAGAGTATGAGCTAGATGGAGAGGTATTTGATGGGCCTTTAATTATGGCTGCATCATTAGAAGAGGCTAACATGCAAGCTAAAAATTTAAATTTAAAGTTAGTTGGCGAGATGTTTCCATTAGCTAATATAGCAGAACAATACAACAAAACGATACATTAAAATGGCAATAGAAAAACAATCACCAGTAATATCTACAGTAGATCAACCCACAACAATCGAAGAAAAGGAAATCCAAGAAATAGTAGACCTTAAAACACCAGATGGCGAACAAGGATTTGAAATACTAGAGGATGGAAGTGCAGTTCCAGAAGAAGATTTAGTTGTACCAGAGGATGTTGGCTTTGATGGTAATTTAGCAGAAGTTATAGAAGAAGATGATTTACAAAAAATCTCTTCTGATATCGTAGCAGGTATAGAGAGTGACAAAGCTTCTAGAAAAGACTGGGAAAAAACCTATACAGACGGATTAAAATTTTTAGGCATGAGGTTTGATGAAGATAGGTCTGAGCCTTTTGAGGGTGCCTCTGGTGTTATTCATCCTTTATTAGGAGAGGCCGTTACTAGCTTTCAAGCCCAAGCATACAAAGAACTTTTACCTGCAGGGGGCCCGGTCAAAACACAAGTTTTAGGCGACTACGATTCTAATGTAGAAATGCAAGCTCAAAGAGTGAAAGAATTTATGAACTACCAAATAGTTCATAAGATGGAAGAGTACGATCAAGAATTAGATCAACTTTTATTTTATCTACCTCTAGCTGGCTCTGCTTTCAAAAAAATTTATTATGACGATTCATTAGGTAGGGCAGTATCTAAGTTCGTGGCACCAGAGGATTTGATAGTTCCATACTACACAACAGATATTGAAAGTGCTTCTAGAATTACTAATGTCGTCAAGATGTCTGAAAATGAAGTAAAAAAACTTCAAGCTTTAGGTTTTTACAGAGAGGTACCAATACAAACAGGCGACGATCAAGATCAATATGGTCAAGTAGATGATGAAATAGAAAAACTTACAGGCATGCGAAAAGGGTACGACGGCGATGAAGTTGTTGTTTTGTATGAAGTGCATACAAGTTTAGATTTACCTGGTTTTGAAGACGCCTCATTAGATGGGGAGCCAACAGGCGTAAAACTTCCTTATATAATCACTATAGATTCTAATAGTAATGAAGTCTTATCAATCAGAAGAAACTATCAAGAAAACGATCCGCTACGTAAAAAAATAGAATATTTTGTTCATTTTAAATTTTTACCTGGTTTAGGATTTTATGGTTTTGGATTAACTCATATGATAGGTGGTCTATCAAAGGCGTCTACGTCTATTATGAGGCAATTAATTGATGCAGGTACCCTTGCAAACCTGCCTGCTGGGTTTAAGACAAGAGGTATTAGAATTAGGGATGAAGATACCCCTATACAGCCTGGAGAATTCAGAGATGTAGACGCCCCTGGTGGTTCTCTTAGAGAATCAATACAGCCGTTGCCTTTCAAAGAACCTAGTGGCACATTGTTAAACCTTTTAAATATTTTAGTAGATTCTGGTAAAACTTTTGCTTCTATTGCTGAAATCAATACAGGACAAGGCAACCCACAAGCACCAGTTGGGACTACTATGGCTTTACTAGAAAGATCTACAAAAGTTCTCTCTGCTATACACAAAAGATTACACAACGCACAAAGAAAAGAATTTAAAATTTTAGCTTCTGTTTTTAAAGATTATTTACCACAAGAATATCCATACATGACTGCACAAGGTAATCTACAAATCAAAACACAAGATTTTGATGATAAGGTAGATATCATTCCAGTTTCCAACCCTGATATTTTTAGTACGGCACAAAGAATAGCTATGGCGCAAGAGATGATGAATCTTGTGCAATCTAATCCAACTATACACGGCCCTGATGGTATATACGAAAGTTATAGAAGAATGTACGCTGCAATAGGGGTAGATAATATTGATCAAATTTTAATACCACCTCCTCCGACAGAGCCACAACCTATAGAGGCAGGAAGTGAGAATAACACACTAATTATGGGACAACCGGCTAAAGCTTTTCCACAACAAAATCATGATGCACACATAGCAGCTCATATGGGTCTTTTGAACACTCCACCTGTACAATCTAATGCCCAAGTTCAAGCCACCATACATGCACATGTGATGGAGCATTTGCAAATGAAAGCTGACATTTTAGCATTACAGCAAATGCCACCTGAGTTAAAAGCCCAATACGATTCTATAAACCAACAACTACAGCAGGCAGACCCTCAACAAGCTATGGGGCTACAAGCAGAGGCACAAAATTTGTTGGCACAATTTTCTTCGCCAATTTTAGCTGAACTTGTAAACGATTATACATCTAGGGTTGGTTCTCCAGAGGATGAAGATCCTTTAGTGTCAATAAGAAAACAAGAGCTTGCTTTACGTGGGGCAGAGCTACAACAAGAGCAACAACAATTTGCTCTTGATCAGCAAAGAAGATCTGAAGAAGCTTTGCGAAACGATCAGATAGACAGAGAGCAAATAGAGTCAAGAGAGCAGATTGCAAAAATGAAAGATGACACTACAAAACAAAGAATGGAAATACAGAAACAATTAAAAATTCAAGATTTAATTAACAAATACAATAAATAGTGCAATAATACGAAAATGGAAAAGGAACAAAAAGTATTAAACAATAAGCAAGGTTACTCAAACAAGGGTAATCTTTCTTACAGTAAAAAAGAAAGTTTTGTTGCTAACGTGAACCCTAAACCTGGTATGGGCAAGTT